ATTAGTATTTGTACTGTCTGACCCTAACAAGAAAGTTAGGAAAGGTTCTAAGATAACTATGGGACAGTGGTGCGCTAAGGAAGGATTTGATTTTTACACACTAGATGAGTATGCAGATCATGTCATTAACAATGGATGAGATAAGAGAACGTGTATTGACACGATACGATATAGATGACTTGCTTACATTGCTGGATGTTACAGCGGAAGAAATAGTAGACAGGTTTGAAGATAAGTTTATTAACAGGCTTTCTTTGTTTGAGGAAGAACTAGAAGGCCAGGAAACAGACAAATGGAGTGACGATGAAGACGATTGATGATGCTACACCGGAGGAATGGAATAGCTTACGCAAAGGTTTTAGATGGCCTTATGAGGCTGTAGAAGACGATGCTGTAAACGAACACCCTAGGTTTGCTGAAGCTGCTATGACAAGTAGCTATGACCCTGTAAATAACCCAGCGCATTACAATACTGGAGGAGGCATAGAGTGTATAGAGGCTATGGAAGCAATGCTTTCAAAGGAAGAGTTTACAGGATACCTGCGTGGTAACTCCTTCAAGTACAGATGGAGAATGAATCATAAAGGCAGAGCAGTACAAGACCTAAAGAAAGCACAGTGGTATGAGAACAAGCTGCTAAGTATTATAGAGAAAGGAACAAGCAATGATAAGTAAAGTAGGTAAGCAGGACTACTTAGGAATAGAGATTGATTACTCTAGGGAAGATGATCTTAATACTTTCTCCACTGAAACATTAAAAGATAGATACTTATGGGAGGATGAAACTCATGCACAAGAAGCCTTCGCAAGAGCCTCAGTCTATGGCGCAACGTATCAAGGCTATACTGACTACGATCTTGCACAGCGACTTTACAACTACTCTAGCAAGAGCTGGTTTGGTTTTAGCACTCCTATACTTAGCAACGGGGGAACCACTCGTGGTTTACCTATTAGCTGCTTTCTCAATTATGTTCCTGATTCGCGTGGCGGTCTATCTTCTCATTATGATGAAAACATTTGGCTTGCTAGTGGAGGTGGAGGCTTGGGTGGATACTGGGGTGATGTTAGAAGTAACGGCGTTTCTACTGCTAACGGTAGTCAGTCTACTGGTAGCATCCCATTCATGCATGTAGTAGACAGTCAGATGTTAGCCTTTAATCAAGGCGTTACTAGGAGAGGTAGTTATGCAGCGTATATGGACATCAGCCATCCAGAGATTGAAGAATTCATTGCTATGCGAAAGACAACTGGTGGAGATCTTAATCGTAAATGTCTTAATCTACACAATGGTGTTAACATTAGTGATGCCTTTCTCAAGCGTGTAAAGAATGATGAGAACTGGAGACTCATAGACCCTAAGTCTAAGCAGGCTATCAAGACTGTATCAGCTAGGGACTTGTGGTGGCAGCTACTGCACACTAGAGCAGAGACAGGTGAACCATACATTGTAAACATGGACAGGTGTAATGAAGCACTGCCTGAGTCTCAGAAGGAGCTAGGCTTAAAGATACGCCAGAGTAACCTATGCTCAGAGATTACACTACCTACAGGAGAAGACCGTACAGCAGTCTGCTGCCTGTCAAGTGTAAACCTAGAGTACTTTGATGAGTGGAAGGAACACCCTATGTTCATTGCTGATCTAGTTACCATGCTAGACAACATCATTGAACACTTTATTGAGAATGCTTGTGGGCGTATAACTAGGTACGCGGATAATAGAAAACCATATGGGGCTACCTATGATGAATTCGATGTACAAGAAGGTAAGGAAGGCTTTAGAAAAGCCGCTTATAGTGCATATAGAGAACGCGCAATTGGGCTTGGAGCAATGGGGTTTCATAGCTACTTACAACGTAATAGCATTCCTTTTGAAAGTATGTACGCCTCCTCCTTCAATAACAGAGCTTTTAAGCATATCAAAGAGCAGGCCAGTGAAGCAAGTGAATTTCTTGGGGAAATACGCGGCGAAGCACCTGATATGGCTGGTAGCGGTAAGCGTAATTCTCACCTTCTTGCTATTGCTCCTAATGCCTCTAGTAGCATTATATGCGGTGGAACGTCTCCTTCAATTGAGCCTACTAGGGCTAACGTATTTACGCACAAAACGCTAACAGGATCATACAAGGTACAGAACAAGTACCTAACTGAACTGCTAGAGTCCAAAGGTATGAACAATGAAAAGACTTGGAAAGCTATTGCGGCTGCTGAAGGTTCTGTGGCAGAGCTTAATGGACTTACTGAAGATGAGAAAGATGTATTCAAGACTGCACCTGAACTGAATCAGATATGGATCATAGAGCACGCATATCAACGTCAGAAGTATGTATGCCAGGCACAGTCTGTGAATCTATTCTTTAACCCACCACCGGCTACAGCACCACAGGAGGTACATGATGAGTATCTGGAGTATGTTAATAGTGTACATTGGACAGGAGCTAACAAACTCAAATCTATGTATTACCTGCGCTCTACAGCAGCTAGAAATACAGAGAATGTTAACATTAAGATACCAAGAATTAACCTTGAAGATGGGGAGTGCCTAAGCTGTGAAGGATGACCACCCAATATATAGAGCTATGTTTTATATAGATGAGCTAAAGAAAGCAGTAGACTGGCCTTCTTACTTAGAGTACTATAGAGAGCAGGATAGAGACATAGCTACCTACTCAGGCTTCTGTGCTCAGATGTGGGCTAACTATATGAATGATGAGGTAAGGAGAAAGACACCTTTGACTTATGCACAATACATCAGTAAGTATGAAGGATTATTAAAAGAAGGTTACAATGAAAGGTACAAAGATGGAAGATCATAAAATAAGAGCTTTGAAAGATTACTACAAAGCACAGATAACTTGGGCGCTTTCAGAGCTTCAGAGTTACTTAGAGCACCCATCAGCCGTAGGGGAGCACACGTTCTTAGAAACTATGGACAAGCTAGTACAGCAGGTAGCTGAGAATGAAGACAAGATGATAATACTGGAGACACACTTCAGTGAGTAATATAATTAAATTAGCACCGGATGCTGCAAGTGCAGATGATATATTAGAGGATGCTATAGGTAGTTTTAAGGAGCTTCTTATTATAGGCTGGGACAAAGATGGGGATTTTCTTAGAGTTATGACAAGTTCTACATTAAGCAGTGCAGATAGCTTGTACCTAATGAAACTATTTGAGACAGCGTTAATAACTAATGTACTACAGGACGCATAATGACTGAAGATTTAGTAGCAAAAGTAAACCTTTGGAGTATGTCCAGAGGTATCATAAACAACAGTACACCATTGGCACAGTTTGCAAAGCTAGTGTCTGAGGTAGGTGAGCTAGGGGATAACATAGCCAAGCAGCGCAACGTAGAGGATGATATAGGCGATTGTTTGGTAGTACTTAACACACTGGCTGTCATGTTTGATACGTCCTTAGAACGCTGCCTAGAGGTAGCCTACGATGACATCAAAGACCGCAGAGGTCACATGAACAGTGAAGGTATATTTATTAAAGAAGGAGATGTGGCATGAGCCTACTAGGAACAAGAGATTACTACAAACCATTTGAGCATCCGTGGATGTTTGACTACTACTCACAGCAGAATCAGATGCACTGGTTCCCTGAGGATGTACCTCTACATAATGATGTAAAGGACTGGCAGACTATGACTGCTGAAGAAAAGAACCTACTTACACAGATCTTTAGACTGTTTACACAATCAGATGTAGATGTAAGCTCTGGTTATGTAGATAGATACATGAAGATCTTTAAGAAGCCTGAAGCTAGGATGATGATGGGTGCCTTTAACAACATGGAGTCCATACACCAGCACGCCTACAGTCTACTATTAGACACCGTAGGGATGCCAGAGGTGGAGTATAAGGCGTTTGCAGACTATGAGGCTATGGCAGACAAGCATGAGTATATAGACTCTGTGAAGGTCACTAAAGGAGACAAGAGAAGCATAGCTAAGGCACTTGCTGTGTACTCTGGGTTCACTGAAGGTCTACAATTGTTCTCTAGCTTCATTATCCTACTGAACTTCCCTAGGT